TTTGGATTAGCGGCAAACCTTACAAGGATTTCGTAAGCCTCTCCAACGCCTCCAGGTGCGCGTCTGCACTTACGATCCTGGATGAACTAGGGGCTTTGCCGGCATGATCCGCACAGCATACGAAATCTGGCCGGCCAAAGGCTCCGCTCCGCTCATCTCGTTTGAAATCGAAGCGGACGCCATAGCCTTTGCCGAGAACCGCTCTCATGTTGTGCCTGGGCTTATCGTCATGCGAACCCGAACGGAAACCAATCGCCGCGAAGTGTGGCGTCACAAAGAGAAAGCCGCCGCATGACCGATTTACCGTTATTTGACCGCGTAAGATCCGCGCAAGCCCGCGACGAAGGCACCGAGCGCGTGATGTTCAACCAGTCGCTTGATTGGCGCGAAAGCTACCGCACCGCCGCCGTGATGTTCATGGCGTCGTTATCGCCGGGGGATGAATTTATTGGCGAAGACCTACGCATTTTCGCCATCAAGACCGGCATCGCTGCGCCGCACCATCAAAATGCTTGGGGCGCAATGGCAAGAGCCACTCTGTCCGAATGGGCTAAATCCGCCCGCATTAAAATTGTTGGCGTTCGTAACGCGAGATCTGTTTCCGCCCATGCCCGCCTTTCTCCAGTTTACCGAGTCTCAATATGACGATGCTGGATATTGCCCGAGATTTTGAGGTGAAACGGAACATAGACCTAGAAGTCATCAAAAGCCGCGAACGCCTGCACAAGATCGCCGTACTGCGACAAGAATTGATGTGGATCTTGCGCGAGGTCAAAATAGACGGACGCCCGCGATACACCTATCCCCAGATTGCTAAATTTCTGCGCCGCGATCACACGACAATCATTCACGGTGTCAGAGCGCACGAACAAAGGATCGCCAATGATTAGGCCGATCCCGTTCGCCACCAAATGCCGTTGCGGAGTCTACCTGTTCAAGGGCCAGACCGCTGAATGGTACAATCCAAAATCCCCATTTCATTGTGTAGGATGCAGACCCCGTGAAAGATAAGATTGTCAAAGTCCCTGGAGTCGTCGGTTGGGGTACGCTCACCGCCGACGAACGCAAGAAACAAGCCTCGCGCATGGGCAAGGTTGGCGGCAAGGTCGGTGGTCCGCAAAAAAGCCGAGGCGACCGCATATTCTACCAAGCAATCAGCCGCCTTGGGCGAGTTACCAAAGAGCGTAACAAAAGGCTCCGCGAGCTAGGTCTTGATCCAAAGGCCGTTGCCAAGGCTACGAATGATCCGCCCATTTTCTAGGTGGGTGCGGGCATAAGACAGACCGCTTCTAGCCGTCTTCCGATTCTTCGTCATATCGGAGGCGGCTTCAAGCATTTCGTCCTCAGTCACTGGCTTACCAGCATGGACCAAGGACATGATGAGTGCGGCATATTTTGATTTTGCCATGTTCGCGGCAATCTCGTCGGCCACCTCCACATAGTCCGCCACCAAACTAGACACTTCGTCCCCGTCTTCGTCGCGACCCATAACTAGCCGCTTCATCTCGAAATAGTGGTCATCCAGCTTCTCGCCGTCCTTCATCTTGTGGACGCCTAGCCGCGCCTCCATACGACCGCCTTCAGGCCGATAAGCGCCTAGCAGGTAGTCCAGGTTAGATGTGAGCGCGGAGGAGCCTCTTGGACGCTCTGCGGCGCTGTGGCCGGTATGGTGGACCACTAGGACCGAACACTTGAACGTGGCGCGGATTTCAGAATTGATCAGGCGAAGATATGACGCCACGTCTGACGCGGAGTTCTCATCGCCGTTATAGGTCTGTGACAGCGTATCAACTACCACCAGACAGGGTTCTATTGGTAACGCAGTTATGGCAGCGCGAAGGCTGGCGACCTCGCTAGGGTCCGACATCAAGAGCGGCACCCGGCAATACTGGAACGCGTCAGGCACCTCAGCCATGCCGTTATGTTCGTGCCAAGCCGTGACGCGCTTCGCTAGGCCAGAGCCACCTTCTGCGGCCATGTAGACCACCGGGCCACCTTTGGTTCGCTTGCCAGCCCAATCCATCCCATGAACCAGGTGCAAGCACAGATCCAGCGCCACGAAAGACTTGAAAGCTCCTGACGGTCCAAACAGCATTCCCATGCTGTCTGCCGGCACAAGGCCCTTGACCAACCACGTTGCGTTCTTGGCTGACTCGACAACCTGGGCATGGGTTTCCAGCAGGCTGTGGGCTTCACGAGGCGGGGGAGGCGCAAACTTCTCGGCACCGCCCACCATACGGGCCAGCTCCGAACCGTAGCGTTGATGCCAGCGTTCGAACTCGTGCGGGTCTTCCGGCTTGATTGCCAACATGACGGATCGAACCATGTTGACCACCGCGCCAGCCTCCATGCCGGCACCGCGCATCGTGGCTGTGATTTTCAACAACGGGTCGTGGTAGCTGCGGTCTGCTGGCTCTGGGTCTAGCAGGGCTTTCCATTGCGACACCATGTCAACGGCAGGTCGCCCACTGTCGAGCGCAATAGTCCCCCCCTTTAGGGGGGGCTTGCCGATGGGTCGCAATTCTGAGAGATCGATCCCGAACATGGCCGCTGCATCGTCCAGGCTGTAGACGCTCTGAAGATCGCAGGAATGCACCCGCACAGAAAACGTGTTCGCCTTCTTTTTGGTGTTAGATCCAGCTGGCAGGCGACCATAGCGAACAATGTTGTTACCGCTGGCATCCGCCTTCATCAGCTTGGCCGCGACCATCTTTTGCAGCACCGCGTCAACCAGGTCGCGGTTGCGCGTGTCGGAATCTTCGGGATCTAGCAGCACGCCGATTTGATGGTTGCCGCTGGATGTCTCAATGACGTAGCTGGGCGAACCCATTAGCTCGTTAGGGTCTGCGTCATCCGCCAACAGCACAGCTAGGCGTTCAAACTGATCCTTCGTGCGCCTGGGCTTGTCGCCGCGCATGAGCGCCACGCAGAAAAAGTTATTGTCGTTGCCGCGTGCGTCGATCAGGGTCCGTTGTGCAGGCGATCCACGCCATGCAGAGCCAGCCCATGCAGAGCCATCTACCTCACCGGGATCGGCGCGGAAGCTAGTGGACCAGCCATAGGTTCCCGCTGTCTCACCATAGATGGCGGACAGAAACTCGCTGTTTTTCATAGCTACAGGCCAGCGAGATCATGCAGGCTAATATCTATACCGCGATGACTTGCCCAGAGGAGCAATTCAGGCCAGTATTTTTGCGGGATGTTGCCCCCGGTGGTGCCAGGACCAGACAGGATCCAGCGGCTAACCGTGCTGGCATTGACCTGTATGATACGAGCCGTCGCTGCTACGCCACCCAGGCGCTTGACGACGCTATAGGCTGGCTCTTGCCGCCCCTTGATGTGACCCATGATGTTCTCCTGCGATGAGCATAGGTCCACACCGGATTGTTTGTCTATGTTAAAAAAACAATTTGCAATCCAAGAACGATGAGGATTAGCTAGGGCTATTCGAAACCGGAGCATGAACGTGAGCAACACAGAAACCCAACTGATCGCCCTAGCCGAAGCCTGGACCCAAGCCAAGGAAACCGAGCGCAAAGCCAACGCAGCCCGCATCAAAATCGAGGAAGACATCATAGCCATAACCGGAGCCAAGGAAGACGGTCGCGAGACGCACAATTTACCAGACGGTCTGAAAATCATCGTGGTCGGCAAGCTGACCTACAAGGGCGACCTGGTAGAGATTGCGGATCAAACCGCTGATTGGCCTGACCAATTCAAGATCGTCCGAACCAAGCTCGAACTTGATGAGCCTAAAATCAGAAAGATTCGCGACGTGAATCCGAGCCTATGGAAACGGATCGCAGAACACATTGAAACCAAGCCAGCCAAAACCGGCATTTTGATTGAACGGAGCAAATCGTGAGCTTTGACCTAAAATCCATCAGCAAGAACGAGAGCATCAGCGCCCCCAGATTGGTTGTCTATGGCGTCGAAGGGATCGGTAAAAGTACCTTCGCCGCTGGAGCGCCTAACCCGATCTTTATCCTAACTGAGGACGGGCTAGGCTCTCTGTCGGTTGCACACTTCCCCATAGCCAAGACATTCGCCAACGTGATGTCAGCCATCGCGACCCTGCACGATGAGGCCCACGACTTCTACACCGTCGTGATCGACAGCCTGGATTGGCTAGAGAACATCATCTGGCGTGAGGTCGAGGCGGCACATGACGCCAAGGATCTAGCCTATGGCAAGGGTGCCATCATCGCAGCGGATCGTTGGCGTCAGGTTCTTGAAGGCCTGGACGCGCTACGACTGCATCGCAAGATGGTCGTGATCTTGCTCGCGCATACCACCATTAAGCGGTTCGATAGCCCAGAGGTCGAACCCTACGACCGTTATCAGCCGAAGCTACAGGAGCGGTCCAGCGCGGTCATTCGCGAGTGGGCAGATGCGCTGCTGTTCGCCAACTACAAAGTTATGGTGAAGAAAGACGACGTGGGCTTCAACAAGACCACGAACCGGGGTTTCACCACCGGAGAACGCCTGCTGTTTACGAACGAACGGCCTGCGTACATGGCGAAGAATCGCTATGCGTTGCCTGACTCGATCCCGCTTTCCTGGGATGCCTTTGAATCTTCAATCGGAGCCTGAAATGCCTGAGATTAACTTCGACCTTAGCGGCTATGAGATGTCCGCGCCCACGTCCTTCGATCCTATGCCTCCCGGTGACTACGTTGCTATCGTCACCAACAGCGAGCTGAAGGACACCAAAGCGGGCGATGGGCAGTACATCGAACTGACAATGCAGATCGTGGACGGTGACCATAGCGGTCGCCGGCATTGGGAACGCCTCAACATCATTAACAAGTCCGACAAGACTCAGGAGATCGCACGCGGTCACCTGAACGCGCTGCTCAAGGCTTGCGGAGTGCCCAACGCCAAGAACACCGAGGAAACCCACGACGTGCCGTTTACGCTGTCGCTGGACCTAGACCGCAAGGAGCCAACCCGTAACCGCATCGTGGGCTATTCCCCAGCCGGAACAGCTCAAGCGCCTAAGCCCGCAGCGCCTAAGATCGGCGTTCCCGAAAAACGCGCCTGGGAGCGGTAGATATGCCTGTGGTGCCTGATCCTGAGAAGACTACGGCCAATGCCATCTATGCGTGGCACGCCGAGCGGAAGGACGATTTCCGCGAGCATCTTGGTGCGTCTCTGATCGGGCACCATTGCGACCGATACCTGTGGCTGACGTTCAGGTGGGCGTTCAAGCCTGAGTTTCCTGGTCGGCTGCTGCGTCTATTCGAGACGGGTAAACGTGAGGAGGAACGGATTATCAACGAGCTTCGCGCTATCGGCGTGGACCTACATACTGAAGAAGACGGCAATCAGATTCAGTGCCGCGATGCTTTCGGGCATTTCGGGGGTTCAGTCGATGGCGTGGGTCGTGGTTTTCCCGAGGCTCCGAAGACGTGGGATGTGTTTGAAGCCAAAACTATGAACGATAAGGCTTTCACCGGGCTAATAGCCAAGGGCCTGAAGGCAGAGAAGCCCGAGCATTACGCCCAGGTCCAGACATACATGGGCCTGCTGAACCTAGAGCGAGCCATGTACGTCGCCGTAAACAAGAACAGCGACACAATCCATAGCGAGTGGGTTCACTTCGACGCAAGCGCGTTCAACCGCTCCATAGACCGCGCCGGCAGGGTGGTGACATCTACCTTGCCGCTAACCAAGGCCAGCGAAGATCCGAGTAACTGGCTCTGCAAAATGTGCGACGGCTACGACCTTTGCCACAAGGATAAGGTTGCCGAGGTCAACTGCCGAACCTGTTGCCATTCTACGGCGCAGGAGGGGGGCACCTGGCACTGTGACCTGCATAGCAAGCTACTTACCTACCAAGACCAGCTAAACGGCTGTGACGGGCATCTGATGATCCCGCCGCTGGTGCCCAACGCCGAGGCTGTTGACGGTGGCGTGAACCATATCGAATATAAGGACAAGACGACGGGCGAGACGTTTACGCAGGGCGTTGGCTATGTGCCGAGCCTAGCGTTAGCGACCCGACAATCCAAGGCTGCGGGCCGGCGCAAAGTACCCGGCATCCCGTTTGACGATGAAATCCCGTTTTGAGCATTGAAAATGGCAAACGCAGAAGAATTTTACAACGAATTAATAGTTGAGCGTCATCTTCAAAAAGAAATATTAGACAGAGAATCTTCAATAGGAAATTTAAGTTTAAAGCTAAAAAATAGTAACAAAGAACTAACTATTCAGAGAGCGCATCTTCGCGCTAAAGATAAAATTATTGAGGAATTAAAAGATGAACTTCGTGTATTACAAAATTTCTTAAGCGAAGTGTCGTTAATGAGAAAATAACCTTTTTTGAGAGGACTGACGATGTGGATTTTTAAAGATGTCAAAATGCTAGAGCGCGAACTTGCCGAGCATCGATCTGTGGCTGAGTCACGCAAAGTCTGGATCACCATCCTCGAACAGCAAATCCTACAATTAAAAGCCAAAACTTCTAAGCGCGATCCAAAAACGGGACGATATGTCATTCATAATCGGTAGTTGCGAGAAGTGGTTCCCAGGATTTATACGCCGGGAATACACCCGTAATTTACAGGACGGGCATGGCGACTATTACGCTTGCTTCATTTACGGCTTGCGGGTGAT